GGGGTTACGATAGCCCTTTTCAATACTTTGCTCATCTATCTCCTAAACAACCAACCGATAAAAAAAGTAAACATAACAGAGAGAACAGAGCCAATCCCTTCCATGAATTTAACCTTCTCTTCCGTTTTGCGTAACCTACCATTAATCTCACTAAGATGCTGTTCATTTCTCGCTACCCCTTCCTTAATGTGTTCAGTATCGCTTTTAAGTTCCGATAAAGCACTAATAACATATTCCCTATGTTTTTGTGCCTCTGTCATTGTTTCATCTGGTTACTGAGCTTAATAGCTCTGTTAGGCGTTTGTTTTGCCCATAAAGAGTCAAGCATCTCAATAGATGCCTTTTCATAGTTCTTAGCTTCTAAGTGTTTAAGCATATTCTTGAATTTAGAAACACCGTTGATGCCGAGCTGATAACACATTTCGTAAATAACTTCGCATTTATCTTGCGGCAGCCCCCTTAAAAAAGGAAACTTCTTATTGGCGGCATCTATCAAGTCATTCAACTTTCTCTCTAGTATCATATCACATATATCTTCATCTAATACTAAGTCTTTAATAGCGAAGCCATACCCAATAGTATCAATACCTTCAGTACATTTATATACCTTATCTCTAAAACCTTCTGATTCTTTAACTGCTTCTATTAAACTCATTACGCAGTTTTTCTAACTATTGTTGTCATAACTTTTTCTAGATTTGGAATATAAGTATGAGATATTGATATAATCGTATCGCTATCTGCCATTAAAGCATCCATATCTTTTGGTAGAACTCCAGAAGATGATGCTTCACTTCCTTCTAATTTTGAAGAAACACTATCATGCAACAAAGTATCAACAGTAATAGAAGGCATTATTTATCTCCTTTTTTTGTTTTAGTGGATTTAATAGCTTTAGGTTTTTCACCTACAACTGTCCAACCATTTTTTTTGGCTTGTTCTACATTAGAATCATCAAACATTTTCCATGTATTAGGTCTATTTTTGTTTTCCATCTTAACCATTTAATTCTCCTAAAATTTAAGATATTGGGGGCATTTGCCCCCATATATCATTTTATTTATTTGCCTTAAGAAGCAGGGCTTACTAATGCAAATACTTTTTTATTTCCTGCTGTAGTGCTTCCAGTAACTAAGCAACCATAAACACTATCAGCCACAAAGCGTGTTGATAGAGTTGGTAAATGATAATCACTTTGTACTCTTGCTTTCATTCCAGGAGAATAAGCTATGTGCATAGCATCTTTATGAACTAAAAATCCTAATAATTTTTCAGATTCATCTGTAACACCATTAGCACTAAAGTTACCAATAGGTGTTCCATTAGATGATGTAGTTGCTGCACCTGCATCCCAACTTGTAAAATTGTTAGAAACAACAACATCTACACCTGCTAATTTCCCTGCAAATCCACTTACTCTTGGCAATTCTTGACCTAAAGAATTTCCAATAACATCATATCGTGAAAAGTCATCTAACTTAAAAAGACTAGCATAACATTTTGGTGTCATAATTGCTGTATAGTCTTCTAAATTAGCATCATTTGTATGTACTGCCTCTATTAAATTTGATACACCTGCCTTTATAATATCATAACTATCATGCGTTGTATTTAATTCAATAGTATTTCCTGCACCTGCACCATCATCAGTACCATTAGAATGATTAAAGCCTACATGATTCAATAATTGTAAAGATAGATATTGGTCAATTTTTTTTGCCAACGCATATCCCATTTTAGATGTATACATATTCATAACATCATAACCAGTTTGTACTTTTGCAACATCTGTAAAAGCTATTGCTGTGTGAATTGCTTGATTAAGAGTTAATGTATACGAGTCTTCTTTAGCTGTTGAATCATCAAACGCTAATGGAGTGTCTATTAGTGTTTCCACAGCAGCAGTTGCACCACCATAAGTATCAGAGGCAGTTATTTCTGTTTGCTTAGGAAGATGTATTAAATCACCGCCATTTGCAACTAAGCCACTTAAATCATTAGCCAATGCACCAAATACAAGATTTTTTTCCATATAATCCATTATAGATTGACCCCATACCTCTGGTACAAAACTATCAAGCGTAGAATCAACACCTGTATCGCCCAAACCACCTGCCATAGCAACATTATTTGTTGGTGCTAAGGCAAAACTTACTACATTATTTACTCCAAAACTTAGTCCATTTTCTACAAATGGATTTTCGTTTTCTATCATATTGTACATTTATTTCTCCTAAATTTTTCTAACTTTTTTATTTGCCATTTGAGTGTAATATGCCCTACGCTCCTCTTCATTCATTTGATTATAAGGCTTATTTATACTAGGAGGTTTAATTTGCCCTCTAGCAGGAGCTTCTTTTGATACTCCTGTAGATAAATTATTAACCATAAACTCAATAACATCTAAGTCTTTATCTTGAAATTTTTCACGCTGATCAGGATCGATTTTTTCTAATAGTTGGCTTTTCCTTTGGTCAAGCAAGGTTTGATATTTATCTTTATAACCTTTCTCACTTTCGTATAAAGCCTTCCATTCTTCTTTTTCTACCAATTTAGCTTTTTCTTGCTCTGCTAACTTTGACTCAAGTTTAGCAAGTTTAGCTTCAGCATCCTGACTCCTTTGTCTGTACTTTTTGCTTTCTGCAATTAACGATCCTACATCTGGAGTTTCTGTAGGTGTTTGCGGTGTAGTTTCCTCACTAGCTGTTTCGGTTGCTACTTTTGTTTCTTCGGACATACTGCCCTCCTATTTTTGACTAAAAAGTGTTCAAAATATTGTGGTATATTAATAATAATTTGACTAAACTACACTATATATAGTGTAATAAAACAAAATTTATCTTAAATTGACTTGTCTTGAATATGTCAAAAAATCGAGAATTGATAACGGAGCATAAGGAGAAATGGTTTGACTTTATAAACTATGTTCCGCATAACGGTCAAAAGAAATTGCACTTTCCAAGCAAAGATTGGAGATTTTGTGTGGCGGTGTGTGGTAGAAGGTGGGGTAAATCAGTAAGTGCCTCGGTTGAAGCTCAAGTGGTACTTTCGCAGTCTAACAAAAGAGTTTGGTGTGTTGCACCGACTTACGATGGCTCGGAAAAAATTTTTAGAGAAATTTGGCACAAAATGGTTGTCGAAAAGTCGATGCCGACAACAAGAGCATCGTACAAAGACCAGTACATCGAATTTGAGTGGGGTAGCGTGGTTGAAGGAAAGAGTGCAGACAAGCCTGATAGCTTGGTTGGAGAAGGTTTGGATTTACTTATACTCGATGAGGCAGCCAAGATTAAAAAGAAAACATGGGAGATGTATTTACGACCGACTCTTTCTGACCGCAAAGGGTCTGCTCTTTTCATTACAACGCCCCAAGGCTTTAACTGGGTATATGACTTATACCTACTGGGACAAAAAGATGAAATGTGGCACTCGTTTAATAGTCCGAGCCATGAAAATAATTATGCTTACCCTGATGGTAATAGGGATTCCGATTTACTTGAAGCTAAGCGAAATTTGGCAAAAGAAGTTTATGATCAAGAATATGGTGCGAAATTTACTTCCTTTGCAGGTAGGGTTTACCCCTTTGACAGGAATTTGGATATGGGGCATTTTCCTTACGATCCTGGTTTGCCTACTTTTTGTAGTATAGACTTTGGATTTAGACAACCTGCTGCGTTATGGTTTCAAACCTATCGTGAAGAAGGGCTTTGGCATATAAGAATTATAGATGAGATAATACATGAGACAGATATTAAAACAGATGACTTTGCAAATAGGATTAAGTCAAGGAACTACAAGTATGTTACTTATTATGGCGACCCTGCAGGTGGACAAGCACAGGGACAAACAGGTTTAGGAGATATAGAGATATTCAAGAGGCATGGCATAGTAGTGAAAACTATACGAGATAAGGTTTCGAGAAAGATAGAGGCAGGTGTTTCTCATGTTAGGGGCTTTATTGAGAACGCAGAAGGTAAAAGATTTCTTCATGTGCATAATGAGTGTCATGGAATTGCCGAAGATTTAGAGAATTATCGTTATCCTGAACCAAAAGAGGGTTTCCCTTTAAAACCAGACCCTGTAAAAGATGGCTACCACGACCATGGTTGTGATGCTTTAAGATACTTTTTCATAAATAGATTTCCAATTAAAAATAGAGAAGTGAGGATAATACAAAGATGATTGCACACGAATTAATACAAGAATCGCTTAAAAATGAGAAACTTCGAATAGCGAAGAACAGAAGAGATGAAATTAGGCGTATGGTGGATTACTATACAGACACAGAAACAGATAAATATATTGACAATCACTTTGCATCAAGTGCCTTTCGTGAAATTCCGCCTTATTCCGTTAATTTTACTAGAAGATTTATTAATAAGATGTCTAGGATTTACACACTTGGAGCGGATAGGAATGTCAGCGATGAATACTTATTCCTCACACGCAAAAAGAACGCAAGAATGAAACACATTGAGAGGATGACTAGGCTTGTTGGTACGATTGCGAATAGAGTTATGTTAAAAGAGGATGCGAATGGAACTTACTTTGAATACCGACCTATTTACTACTATAATGCGTTTTTTGATGAAGACCCATTTTTGCCGATGGCGATAACTTATCCGCTCCTACTCCCAGTAAACGACTCATCAAGAACAGATGAAATGCACTATGCCTATTGGGATGATGTGCATTATGCTGAATATGATGAAGATGGTAATATTGTTATGCAGTATGAGCATGGATTTGGTATGCTACCATTTGTATTTACTCATAGGGAAGACCAAATTGACTCGCATTTTGTCGAGGGAGCAAACGACATTATTAATGTAAACGAGCAAGTAAATATCACTATGACTGAGATGCAACTTGGTTTAAGGTTTCAAATGTTCGGACAGCCCGTAACTACAGGGGCAGATATAGATAAAAATGTTACCAGGACAGGTTCTGATAGTATATTGGGCTTACCTGAAGGTGCTACTTTTGATATTGTCGCACCACAAGGAGATATTAACTCAGTAATTAATAATGTTAAGTTTCAAATAGAATTAGTAGCACAAAATAACCATCTTTGGATACATTGGGCTGAGCAGGGCGGTGAGATGCCATCAGGTATTAGTTTGATGATTAAAGACCTTGAAAGAACTGAAGATTATATGGATGATATTGATCTTTGGAGGATGTACGAGGAAGAACTTTTTATTGTAGAAAAAGCAGTAGCAAAAGCGAATAACATTGGAATCTCAAACAAATTCGCTGTAAATTTCATTGAACCTGAATATCCACAATCGGTACAGGATCAAATTTTATGGAATAACTTTAGATTAGAGAATAATCTAACAACTAGAGCTCTAGTTGTTAGATTATTCTCTAATCTAAAGTTATTCCAT